GTCTATCGCGATAGCGCGCGACGAGAGGGACGCGGCGTTGCGTGAGCGCGACCAAGCCCGTGCTGAGATGACCGCCCGGCTTGTTGCACAGCAGAGAAGCCACCACGACGAAGTCACAAAGATCCTAGCCGACCTTGCCATGGCAAACAAAGCAGTCGACGCCCTAATGCACGAGAGCGCTGACCGGCTAAAGGATCTCAACGCCGCAAACAAGACCGTGGAGGCGTGCAAGGCAGAGCTGGCGCGGGAGAGAAGACAAAACTATCCACGCCCGGCCAGCGACTTAGAGAAGATGCTTGAATCCATCATCGCAGGCCAAAAACCGGGAGAAGAGACATGATCGAAGACATCACTATTTTCGTAGTGGGGACTGTTCTTGTCGTTCTCCTTATCATCGGAGCGGTGTGCTACTCCAACGTGAACGAAGACGCCAAGTGCGCGTCGTTGAAAGCGCAAGGCATCGCGGCCGTGATTCAATCGGGGTACATGGCGCGGAAGTGCATCGTGATCGAGCGCATTGTGAAGGAGGGAAAATGAAACTCTGGATTCTTAAGCTGCAAGTCGTCGCGGTGGCGTTCACATTGCTTTGCCTCGGCGCCTACGTCGGGTCAAAGTACCTCGCGCCACCGTGCCCGACCCCGCGAACCCTATCCCGATGGGAGACAATGCCCGAGGGATTGACGACGACGCCTGACGGTAGGTTGGTCATCCGCGCCGGAAAGTTCAGTCCGTGGCCACCGACCAAGGATGAATCTTACGTGTGGTGGAACCTGGAAACTGACTACGCTTGGGAGCCGAAACCATGAGCACAACATACAAGAGAAGGCACCGAATCAAAGAGCTGGAAAACAAGAACGCCCAGCTAGAGGCTGAGCTGCTATCCGCGCGCGCCAATTCAGCACATGCGCTACAGGCTGCGGAGCAATCGCGTAGCTGGCTTGGTGCGCTGATCGAGGCGCACGTAAGACTTCGCAGTGCTGGGAGCCAACGAGGGCAGACGTATCAGGTCAACGTCGAGGTGTCTGAGGAGATGTTGATGATGATGTACGCCGGGGAGGACGTGATCGCGCGTGAACTTGGGCGCCAGATTGCCAACAAGCTCAAACACATCAACAGGCCAGATAGCCCGGTTGCTGGAATGTACCTTGGAAAGGCGCTTGACCCATGACCCGCCCCACCAAAGGTGACACCCAATACCCCAAGTGCAGCCGTACGATACCCATCAAGAGGTGGCGGTACGCGCGAACCGTCGAGGGTCAGGAGCGGGTGCAGTGCGTTTGTGGGTATGAGATGGCACGAAAGGTGAAACAATGAGCTACCACCCGCTATCATGGGTCTTGACCGGCACTCCCGGAACAAAGTCAGCTCGGCTGAAGTATCGTCCGAAGCGGGTGAGGAGGCCGAGAGACCTTGTGTTTTGGGGTAGGACGGTTGCGCAATGTGCAGTAGACGACTCTGGAGAACGTCCGGGACACAGATGGATAAATATCTTTGGGCAGGACAACCACGACGCCAAAACGACTGCAAGACTTCTCAGTTGGCTCGAACGTGCTTTACTTTGGCAGCAAGCTAGATCTCACCGCGCAGCACCAACGCTCGCTGCACCCCTGCCAAAAGCGCCTTAGCCACCGCGCCAAGACCGTGCTCCGACATGAGCCAGCATAGGGACAGGTCGTGAGACGTGTACTCTGCCTCTAGCAGCACGCACGGGCATCGATACGCGCCGACAACATGTGAAGCCCGCAACTGCCACTTGGGTGGTTGTGGGTCTAGTGCAAATATCTGCGAGCGCATCGGCTTGACAAATAGACCATCCACGTACTCCCCATGGCGCCCGATGTCTCGGATGATGGCGTCCGACACGCCAGCCGCAAAACGGTCACCTTGTCGGTGGAAGCACAACGGACCATGCTCGCCCCGTGCCCCGCTGTTTGCATGGATGCTCAAGACCAAATCGAACCCATCCGCGAGTAGTCCACGGTCGCCAAGCGACGGATGATGGTACGCATCCGGCCTCAGTAGCCGTAGCTCGACCGGCCACGAGGTCCAACCGAGGCGCGAGGCGGCCATCTGCGACACCAGGAGGGACCAGTCCACCTCGCGAAACGCGCCGACACACACGCCAGGGTCGACACGGCCATCGATGATGCTACCGTGGCTGGCGTCGATAGCGAGCTTCACGGACAAATCCTCCACAACGCAACGGCAATGAGGAGGCCGACGAGGATAGCGCCGACAAAGAGGTCACTTGATCTTGGCTGCACGCTCACCCTCCCGGCGCTTCAGTTCCTCGAACGAGATAGCCACCATGAGCCCGGAGTGAGGCGGTACTGACCGGTCACTCCCTCCGGGAGCTAAGGGTTTGGCTTGCTGTCCGGCAACGCGGCTACGGTGGTTGACGGCGCCGTGACACCGCTCACGACCGCATCCGTCCCCATCGCGCCGACTGCTGCGACGATTCCGGCGATGATTGCAGCAACCCATCCGGTGCCCGTGGTGAGCGCCGTCAGGGTCGCACCAACACCCGCGACGAGGCACACAACGAGCATACACACCCACTTGGGCCAATTCACCCACAACGCCTTGGGGCTGAGCTTTCCGAGCAACGTCTGCACGAGCCCGAGACGCAGGATCTTGATCGACCCGTACACAAGCCCCGCCGCGATTGCGATTGCGCCGCCTGCGCCCGTGGCTGATTTGATGGTGTCGATGATGGTCTGTATGTCTTGCATGGTGTTTCTCCTTAGAGGTCTGCTGGTTTTGCGGCGTCACGGGCCGCTTTCTTCCGTTCGATATTTTGCTTCACGATATTCTTTGGCGTCTTGTCGACGAGGATTTGGTACATCATGTCGGTGCGGTCATCGATGGCTTCGACCTGCACGTTGAGCACCTTGTGCGCCTTGGTATTGGACACGTCGACTTCTTTGAGGTCCTCTTGTGTCGCATATCCTCGCGTGATGCTTTCCTTGGCCGAACCGAACAGTGACACCACCATCCACCCGCCAGCCGCGATGGAGCCCGCGGTCAAGACGGCAATCAAGACCTTCCACACCACGCTGGCCTGACGCTTCTCAAGAAGCCGCGCGTTCTCGGACAGGAGCTTCGCGGCCTGCACGCGCAGTTCGTCGGAGTGCAATCCGTCCCACATTATGTCGCCGTTTCCGCCTGCCATCTGTCGCTCCACTGGAGACACCCAATCGCGCGACCTGCCCTGGACGGTGCCGGGGAAGGTCGGGGTTCTCATTTGCGCTTCCTGCAGATGTCTTTGGAGATAGCCTTGATCTTTTCCTCGGCGTGCGACGCCCAATCCCCGATACGCCCTATCTCGGCTGCAATGAGGTCAAGTTTCTTCCGCGTCCGCTCAGAGCATTCGAGGCAGATGGCGGTTTGTTTCGGCACGTCGCGCTCAAGCGCCAATACACGCAGGTGCAGCCGGCGCGCGTCGAGGTGGGAGTCTGGCACGGCTATGGCTCCTTGGGCTCTTCGATCGGAGCCTCGGCGACCGCCGCAACGGGCTGCGCTCTCGACGCGCCCTCTTGGATCACGACTTTGACAGCGACTCCGTTGGCAGTCTCGGCGGGATCGAACGAAATGCACTGCCCCTTCTCGCCGGCCTTCTTGGTGAGCCACGTCTGGCGGTCCGGGGAATAGCCGACGTCCGAGCAAAGCCAGACCAGCTCGGCACCGTGGCCAATGTCGGCCCAATCGCGGCAGCACTGCGTCGCGTTGACGCCACTCGATTGCACAACCGCAGCGACGGCCCTGTCGTCCTCGCCTTGGGTCGCGGCGACCATCTTGGTCACGTCGGGCTTTGTGACCGCCACGACGCTTGCGGCGACGGCTACGACGAGGGCTGAGATGCTGATAGTCTTTTCCATGGTAGTCTCCTAGTCGGCAGTCGCAGCGGTTGCGCTTTCGTAGTGAACGGTCCAAGCAGTGACGCCGCTGACGCAATTGCCCCCGACCGCAGTCATTGTGATCGAGCAACCCCCAGAGACAAAGCAGTCACGACCCCACGGGGCCTCGGCCGTTGCCATCGTAATCGTTGTCGTGTCCACATCGCACTCAAGAGCCGACCCGTATTGGTTGTCGTCGAGAGTCCCGAGGTCATTGGCGTCAGACCCGGCTTTGCATGTTGTGCAGGTCGTTCCTGGTGTGACTACGCGACCCGTTACCTGAGTTACGTGTGCCCCTCGCGGAATGAATTGAGTCGTCGCGCACGTTGCCGATCCACCGCCACCCGAGAAGGTGCAATTCGCGACGGCGCTAGAGAGGGTCGTTAACTGACCCTTGGCAGAATTTGCGCCAGTGATCCGGACGCCGGATGTGCTACCTGTGACTCCGATAGTAGCTACACCGACGATGTTTGTGGTGGCATTTATCTCCATGGGAGTTGCGTAGATTTGAAGCTTCGACCCCCCCGCCACACCGCCCGCAATACCACCCGTGCCGTTGTTGTAGATGCAGACCGGATATGTCCCGCCAGTACCGCCAAAACATGTGTTTGTGGTAGACGCCGGATACATCCACATGCCACCGACACCCATCTGAAGCCCTCGCGCTGAGGTTGGGTATGTTGCCTCTAATGGAGCTGCTACTGTAAATGTCCCATTCGCCCCATCCGCCGCCATCACAATACAAGCCCCGTTGGATACGACGGTCAGGTTTTCGCTGAGCCCCGACCTGACGCCGAAGCCAAGCGTTGTCGCGCCGGCAGTCGACACGGCCAACGGCGTGTTGCAAGCGGCAGTCGCGATAAACGCCGAGCGAATCGACGTGATGCAATCGGCATCGCTTGCGGCTCCAGAGCAGTCAAACGAGTTCGCGCCGGTCGAGGCGCCTTCGGTCAAGACGCAGGCAGTTAGGGCCGCACCGTCATGGGTCGGCGTGACGGTCAAGGTCGACGTCGCATCGGCACATGAGCCACGGGCCACGCTCGCAATGTTGCGAGAGCCCGCCGTTCCTGCAATGACGACGTTGGCAGCCGCGCTAAACGTCGGTTTTGTGGCTTGCAGGATAGGGCCTTGACTCGTAATCGAGACGACGTTGGGTGCTGCATCGGTCGCGGCTTGGGCTGTGGTCGGATAGACGTCGTCTCCGAGCTTGAAATCGCCGGACACAGATTGGTTGCCATTGACTTTGACTTGCTCCGCAGAGTCAGTCGTATCCAGCACTAGCAAGTCAGTTTTGCCTGTGCTGCCGAAAGATGCGGCAGTCGCGCTATTATCGTAGAGCGTCCACGGCACTACATCGGACGAGCTGTCGACACCGCCGCTGATGATTTCTAGGCAGGCATTTGTGGCGCCGTTGGCAGCGTAGCACTGGAGGCCGATGTTGTAGCCGCCTGCGTGGGTGTCTATCGACAATCCATAGACGCCGACCGCTGAGCCGGTGACGCCTGTCGCCGTTACCTTGCCGACGCCATTGACGCCGATTGCCGTTCCAGCTCCGCCTGTCGACGACACGGCATGGATTGCGTCGGCCTCAGAGGCTGTACCGGTGGCCTCGCATGCTAGACCGACACCCCATGAAGCTGTCTCGCCTGTGTTGCCGCCAGAGATGACGACTTTGGCGTTGGGGAAGTCGGTGAGGTTCGCATTGGCGCCTATTAGGGCCTCGCCTGTGGTGATTAGGTCTTGGGCGCCGAGGTCTGCGGTCTGGGTGCAGGTTGTTGCGGCGGTGCAGAGGGCACTGCCACCCGACGCAGGAGCGTCCCACGCCGGTCCTACGGGGCCGCCCGCAATGGCGGTGAGGCTCAGAGAGCACAGAAGCCCAAGAAGTAGCCAGGTCAGTCTGCGCATGGGCCTACCCCTTCACAGCGAACGACTGACGGGCGGTGATGGTGTCACCGGCTGCGCCGTTCGTGAACGTAAACGTGCACTCCAAGTCCTCAATGCCCTCAACATCGTAGCGGAAGACCTGGTATTTGATGTCCGCCGAAGTCTCATCGCTCGGGTTCCAGAACAACGACCCCGATTCGCAGTTGAAGCGCAGGTTCACCGAGTCCCACGGGCAGGATGGGATGCGGAAGTCCGTCGTGTTGTCATCGTAGCTTCCGGTGCAAGCGAGGCTGACGCCCGTCACACTGTCGTTGGCGTCGGTCAGCGCGACCCACACGAGCAGGAGGCCGCTGCCAACGGGGGCGAAGGTGCCTTGGATCGTATTGTCGACTTTGAACGACCTCGAAGCGTCGGTACCGACCGCGGTGATGCAGGTCGTCGCGTCGCTACACGCGGGCTGCGGCTTCGTGATGTAGTTCCGACTCGCATCGGCGAGGGCCGTCGACGAGAGAAGACAAAGTACAAGAGTGAGCTTCTTCATAATGGGTATCTCCTACGGCACCTGTGCGCCGACGACGGTCCAACCCCCACACGGGCTGATACCCGCGGCGGTGGCAATGTGCAATTTTCCTGCGGTTGAAACGTAAATATCACCCACCGTACACGCTGTGGGCGGGGTATCTTGTGGGGTAATGTGTAAAGCGGAATAGGTCGGGGAGGACGCATCACCACTTATCCAGACGCCATACCCGCCTGGGTGTGAGCCCCATATGGCGGGTCCCACGTTACTTGCTGCGGAGAGGGCGTACACCAAGGCGTCAGAGCCGCCGCCGTGGGCGTAGATCGCATATGCCGCATCTGCACCACTCTCAATATCGGCACCATTCGAGTTAGAATGTGGAGCGACTACCTTGAGGCCGTTACCTGTTCCTGCCACATCGCCAACACCATAAAGCCCAGCACCTGATCCATTAGCCTCACCATACACACCGTTTCCGTTAGTTGAACCAACGCCAATCCCCGACAGACCGTAGCTCGACGTTGCCCCACCAATACCCTGAACACCGACACCCGTGCCAGTGCCGATGCCGCTCACACCAACTCCCGATGTGTCACCACCAACGCCAGTTACACCAACTTTTGTTGCTGAGCCCAGACCGTAGACGCCCCCACCAGTATCGTCACCGAACCCATAAACACCATACCCAGAACCCGCGCTGATTCCGTAGACACCGTGTCCTGCGCCCGTGCCCTGCCCATAAACACCATACCCGTTGGGGACGCCACCAACACCAAGAACGCCAGACCCGCTCGTTGTTCCGCCTGCACCAGACAAGCCAGCAGCAGTGCCGCTTCCAGTACCCAGAACTGCGTTTTGGTTGCCGGACGTTGCGGTGATCGTCAGAACAGCCCCAGAAGACCCTCGAATGGCCCCCGCAGTCTGCCCCGTGAAGTAGTTTGAGGCCATAGCCAAACTCGTAACCGTCGTGTCGTCGATGCCGTAGTCACCGCCGACGAACGTTGTACCGACCACCCGAGCGTCAGTAACAGAGGTCAAATTCATGCCGTCCGCTGGGTTGGCCACGCGAATAATACACCCTGACACACTCAGATGTGCTGACATGATGCCCGCGTGAATAGCTGCGGTGGTGCAGTCTTCAAACATAGATGAGGAAATATCAACATGGCGGGTTGGCCCAACCCTACTTGCCCCGTCGAGTCCGAGGGCTACGCCTTTGATCAGCGTGGCAAACGACGAGCCGCCAGTGATCGATACGGCGTTGGTGCCATCTAGGAGGTCCACGCCCATAGCCGTGGCTACGCCGTAGTCGCTGGAAAATCGTGTCGCTTGGATGCTGACGAGGGTTGAGGTGGTGAAGCGAGCGCCCGCAGTACGAATGCCAGAGAACGTCGAGTTTTTGATGGCGATGCGGTCGCAGTAGGTGCAGGAGAACAAGATCCCTGTGCCCGATGAGCCGCTGCTAGCAACGACCGACACGTCGTCGATGATGATGTCACTCTTTGGTGTAATCTCCTTCACGCTGGCGGCGGCAGCCGTAGTGTACGAGTCGGCAAGTGGTGCGGCCACGTACACATTCAGCGTATCAATGGAGGTGATTCGGCAAATCTCACCTTTTGTGCCTGTCGCCCCATAGGCCGTTGTGCTAGTGAGCCACAACAGGTCCCCCGCAGCGAGCCCCGCCACAGTGGTGAGCGGGAGCACTACGGCGCCGGCCACTACGTTTCCTGTGAGCAGATTTGCGGCACCCACTGTGCCGGTGGCGGAGAGGTAAATGTCATCGTCACTTGCTGAGAAATTCAGCGTGCCGTTGCGGATCGTGACGCCACTCTTCAGTGTCAGCCCAGAGAGCACCTTGTAGGTCTTGCCTACGAGGTCCACGACGCCGCTCGCGCCTGTGATGGCCGCTTGGACCGCCACAGAGTCGTCGGTCGACCCGTTGCCCGCAGCGCCATAGTCCATAGGCGAAGATGCAATCTGAAGCAGTCGAGCATTCAGAGAGCTGTCGCCGAGCTGCACCGAGGCAATGTCGTCCAGAGTCCAGATGGTGATACCCGCCGACGATTTCAAAACCACTTTGTAGAGGTCGTCGACGCTCAAATAGATTTCGCCGAACCACCCGTGACTATCCGCCACCACAGGGTTGGCGTTGGCCGTCGACAGAGCCTCGTCTGAGTACGTGGCCTTCGCCGTGGTCGTGCCGTGGGTATAGAAGTAGAGCTTCGCGCCGCTCATGGGGACGCCGCTGTTATCCATCGCCCGGTACTTCAGGGTGGGGAGACTGGAGCCCATGAGGACGAAGGCGAGAAGGAAGATGAGGCGTTTCACTTTACAGCTCCTTCGGTATCGAACAGCTCGTCACGGGTGATGAACATACCAAGCCGTTGAAGTGCAGTCGAGAAGCTTCGTGAGCCGACATCTTGGGGCTGTGTCTTCTCGATGCCTACCAGGAGGTCTCGTGTCTCCTTGTTGGACAAAAGCTCAGAAATTCTTTTGCGGAACAAGATCGTCGTCAACTCGTCCCCTGTTTTGAGAGGCTGAAAGATCACATTCGCCAAAGACCGAAGTTTCTTGTCCGCATCCAGCATTCGGTAGGTCTGTGACCCCTTCTGTCCTTTCGACGCCAGGTCAATTCGATTGAAGATATCAGCGGCGGTTTTCAGGTCTTCTGTTACCTGCTTCCCGCCACCCGCGAGCAGCGACATGCGCTCAAGGTTCTCGTTGATCGCCTTCGCCGCGGGACCGGCCTGCATGAACACCTCGTCCGTCTTCGCACCTTCGCGCGCCAACCGCGTACCTTCAAGACTGGTGGTCTTTGGGGCGGCTTTGTCGAATACAGACTCAAAGGCAGAGCGACGCCACAGCTTTGCTGTCCCTGGGGATGACCTATCAGCTAGGGCGAGAGCAACCTCTACCTGTCTGCGTGGCACGCTGGGGTTCATGAGCGCCGCGGGTATTTCCTCGAACGCGAGTTTGGTGGGGGAGCCTTTGGAAAGGACGTTCGCCACCAGCTCCACATCGAAGTCTCTCAATGGGTCGGACATCTTTTTGTAGCTCGCACGCAAAGCGTCGTAGGCGTCTGCGTTCTTGCCAAGACCGCTGCGCATGTCCTTCAAAGCCGCTTCCTTTAGCTCAGAGGCGACCTTCTGCTCTACGGTCGCTTCTGAGCGCCCGCCTGCGTAAGCAGCGTCTGTGAGGTCTTGCACACGTTTATCCAAGGTAGCGTAAGACTCTGTGGCTGGCACCTTCGCAAACCTGTCGTTCTCGTTGAGGAGGCCGCGCTGAATCAGCTCGTCGCGCTTTGCCGAAAGCTCATTCGTGGGGAATGGGCTGGTTCCGGCAGCATCGGACAAAACTGTGTTGGCCTTCGCGTACGCATTATTGCGCTTGGTGGTGAGCCCCTTCTTGAGTAGTGGGAGCTTGCCGTTCCTGCCCGCGAGCCTTTCACCAATCTCATCGGCGGGGATGTTTGTCCCCAACAGCGCGTCAGCTTGGCGCTTCACAAACTGAGATGTGTTTTTTGTGGCCTCGATATTCGCTGCGAATGTGGCCTCTGCTGTGCCTAACGATTGGCCAAGGATGTTCTCTTGGTTGATGGCGTCGAGGTTCTGTGACAGCGCGGCGGGGCGAAGGTTGACGCCGACCCGCTCCTCGCCGATGCGGCCAGCCATAACGGTGGGGTCGTTGGGGTCAACGCCCAGCAGACGCTTACCGACCCGACGCTCCATATACGAAGGCGGCGCGTCACTTCCGGGAAGACGAGGGTGCTCTGTAGCTAGCCCCGTGACTCCTCGAGCTGCAACGCCCATAGCCGCGTTCTGTACTCCTCTGTTGGCGGTCTCCAGAGCGCCGATGTCTTGACCGGGGAACAACTGGCTGACGGCTCGCCGCAGAGGTGCGCCGCTCATGTCCGCGAGGAAGCCGAGCCCCATCTGTCGGAGCATAGAACCCTTGCCGCGCGTGGCAAGCTCAATGAGTAGTGCGGGGGTGATCTCCATGGCGTTGCCCACCTGCCCTGCAACATCTCCCGCGGTTTCGCGGAGGGTGCCTGGGTAGAATCGCTCCGCCAACGGGGCCACGAGTGGCGCAAACGGTCCGGCCAGAACTGTCCCCGCCGCGAGCACTTTTTGGCCTGTGGTCGTGGGTTGGTTCACCATGCGTTCTTTGCCGCTAGCGTCGATGTAGACAAGATCACCGCTCTCAGTCTGCCGAACACGTTTCATTCCATCTGCAATGCGCTCTTCTTTGGTGTCACCATTACCTATGACCGACGCCATGAACTCGGCCTTGGCGCTGGGGCTAATCTTGATCCCCTCACCAAGCCGAGCAAAAACCCCCGCCCCCGGAGTATCTTTGAACTGTGCCTCATCGGCTAGCTGCTTATCAGCCTTGGCCACTGCCGTAGTCTTGGACGACCCCTCCTGGAGAAGACCGGGGGCCTTCGCCGCCAAGAGAGCGTAAAACTCTTGATCAATGGAGTCGCCTGTTTTAACTCCGGCCATGCTACTCTCCCAGGCTTTCGTAGGCGGCTTTGATTCTAGCGGCTTCTTCTGGGGTCTTGGCGTTTCTCAGCTCTTCCAAAAGCCTCTTCTTGGTGGGGAGAGAGCCGCTTGCTGGTTTGCCCCCCGGTATCTTCTTGCTCGGCGAGGCTGTTTCTGCTGGGTCTGTGGCATCAGAGCCGGGTTCGTCGCCGATGCCTGGAATGTTGGTGTCACCCGTTTCGTCAGAGAAGCGGAGCTTGAACTCATCAATGAGTGCTGCGTGCCGAGCGAGTGCCCCCTTGACGGTGATGTCACCAGCGACTCGTTGGTCCACGATTTCCTGGGCGTTCCGCTCCCACCACTCGCGCGCTGCTTTGGACCGCGTGTCAAACCCCTGCATGAAGTCGCGGCGCAGCTTCTGCTCCCGAATGGCGAGACCGTTGAGGGTCTTCATGATACCGCGATACTCGACATCGCTCATCTTCTGCACATCGCCGAAGCCTTCAAGCAAAACCGCACGCTCGCCTTCGGTAACGGCCTTACCAGACATCATCACGATGAAGGTGTAGAGGTTGTTGACACCTTCAGTAATCAAGCCACGACGATTCTCTAGCCACGCGGACTGCTCCTCGTCGAGCCCAATGTCAGCACCCACCCACTTGGCAAGGCCGGCCTTGCGGGCTCGCAGTTCGTACCCCCATTGCTTGGCCTGAGCAGCGTCACCAAGGAGACTTGGGTCGGCTTTCACTGTATCATGCAGACGTTTCGCCTCTCGTCCAATAGAAGCCCACCGCATTGTTTCTTCTTGCAGTGCCCCCTTCACACGACTCGTCGGGTCCTCTACACCGGGGGGTCGGGCATCAACTTTGATGTTCGTCGTTCCCTTGGCTCTCGATGCTTCGTCGAGTAGAGCCCCGGCCCTAGCCCATAGTTTTGGGTTGGACTGACGTGCAATCTCAGGACCCGCGGCTACAGTCAAAAGACCTTCGGGAACAGCGATGCCTTCTTTTGCCGCGAGAGTCGTAAAGATGTTGAGCTGTTCAAGCGAAGGGGCACCAGGTCTAAACGGGTTTCCGGCCTTCGGCGCCGGACTGAGCCGCATAATGGTGTCGTTCGCAGTAGCCAAAAGCTCCTGACGACGCTGAGGGTCGAGGAGCTGCGCAATCATCTTCGGCTCTACCTGAGCACCCTGACTCTGTGCGGCTTGGAGGGAGCGGAAGGCTGTCTCGAACGTGGCGGGGTCGGGGTTTGCGTTGATGCCCTCGATGATGGGCTTCCAGACGTGCGCCGCGTCGAGCGCCTGCTTATTCTGAAGTGCAAATTGCTCTGCCTGCTGTTCGAGCAGTGCCCCACTCTGCGCTGTCTCGAACTTTTGAAGTGCCCGAGCATCTTCGGGTGAGTGCGTGGCGAGTGCTGTGTAGGCGGCGGACTTCTCTTTGGGGTCCTCGGCGTTTTGCACAGCCGCCGAAAGCTCACGCGACCGTCGTGCAAACTCTTCTTGCTTCTCTTTCTGCTGGCGAGCGTACTCGCGGTCTTCCTTTTGGAGCTTGAACGCTTCGGCTTCGCGCATCGCTTGGGCGTAGCGGGCACCGCCTGTGATCATGGTGCCGAGGTCGGGCATGGGTATTTGACCGTAAGCCATGTTACATCCTAATTGACTCGCCCGGCTTTCCAGTAGCCGGGGCAATGTTTCCCTGCCCTGCCTGGTACTGTCCATACCCAGCGGCCAGTGTGCCGCCCAGATTGGCAAAAGCAGTAGCTCCCTGCCCAAGCGCATCCCACCCAGCGCCCGCATACCCTACGGGGTTGTTGTACTGCTGCATCATGTTGTTTACGAGGCTTGTGCCCATACCAGTACCCGCCAGCTCATTAGCCGCAAGTTGCTGGCCCGTACCGTACATCATTTGTGCAAGATTGTTTCCGCCCGTCATCTGGAGTTGCCCAAGAGCGGACCCCTGGCCCGTTGCCATGTTGGCCATATTTGAGCCCATACCAAACGCGCCCTGGGCCATGTTGGTGCCGTAGTTCTGCCCATAACTGGCACCAAGCTGACCCGCGCCGTACTGCTGTTGGGCGAGCAACCCCATTAGCTGCGCTTGTCGGGAGTCCTCCTGGCCTGCCATACCAATCGCTCGGTTGGCGTAGTTCCCGTACTCCTGCGAAGCGAGGCCGCTGTTGAAGTCGGACAGACTCTGCATAGACCGGGTACCGATGCGACCACCCGCCGCCGCAGCTTGTCGCTGCAAAGCCTTCTCGCCCTGTTGCAGACGGAACTGATAGCCTGGGTCTGTCTGGAAACCAGAGGCAAGTCCTCCGTCCATCAACGCAGCGAGTCGGCTGTTGGCCGCTGCGCGCTCAAGCGTGCCTTGGGACGCTTGCTGACCAGCGGCGAGCCGCCGCATGGCAAGATCATCGCCCGCTCGAAGATAGCCTTGGCCCTGATTATAGTATTGACCGAGATCTCGTCGACCCTGTGTGAAGCCCTGCTGTATAGCCCCACTCGCGTCGCCCATTGATTGTCGAAGCTGGTCTTGACCTTGCTGAGAACCCGCCAAAACCTGCTCGTTGCCCCACTGCGCAGCGGCGCGGCCCGCTGCCATCTGCTGCTCCATGAGCTTGTTCTGCTGCTCAAGAGCATCATCTGCCGCTTTTTCTTGCGATTTGCGGGACTTGTAGTTCGCGTACAACGAAGCCCCAATACCCGCCGCGCCAATCACACCAGCCGTAACAAGTCCACCAGCAGGCATTAGACTACTCCTACGCGCTTAATGAACATCAGTTCCTTGGGATGCATCCCCACACGCTTGCACAAACGACCCATTGCTGAGTCAAAAGAACCACGGGTGTTGCTGATCGCAAACGCACCAGCGCCTTTCCCCGCACCCCACGACTCCAAGGACTTAGCCAGGAGAGTGCCAACACCACTCTTGCGCGTCTCGGGAGACACCCAGAAAATGAGTGTGTAGAGCGTGAGAAAATCAAAATTGAACAGAGAAGGCGACAGCACACCAATGGCGAGAGCGAGGAGTACACCCTTGTCGTCAGTCGCCACTAGCGCGCAAGCCTCTTTGCCGTCTATGGCGGCGGCGATTGTCGAGGACGCGTGTTCGGCATCAACCGAGAACATCTTGTTCTTGGGGAAGGCGTTCTCGTAGGTTGTCTGCACATGCTTGAGAATAGCCGGCGCGTCACTCAGAGTGGCGGGGCGGATTTTCACTTCGTGGCTCATTCGTGGACCACCTTAAGGGCATCACCCGTGCGGTAGAACCGGCCAACCGGAATACCCGCGGCCACCGCCGCTGCGTTGTCGGCGTACTCGGGAATCGTGTTGAGCGCGCGGGCCAACCTGGAGAACCAATCCGACCACAGAGGGCTGAGCGGGGTAGGGCCGTTCCCCGTTGCCGGATTGAGGACATTGGGTTGATCAATGAAGGTCATGACGCCAAGGCCTCCATGCGAGCGTAGGCACCCACGATGACAGCGGGGATGGGGTCACTCACAGCGATGCGGATCGAGCGTTGTCGGAACGCGCCCAGCCTATTCACTCGAATTTGCCGCCCGTACTCACCAATGGGTCCGATCTTACCGATGACCTCGTTCCCGAATGTCCGACCGCCGTCGTCGGACCAGGAGATCATCAACTCGGGGTCTGAGCCCTGCACAGCACCGTCGAGCCCGACACCGGAGTCAACATCTATGAAAAGCTCGTGCATCTGAAGACGGGAACCGCCATCAAAGATGGGTGGGGAGTCTGCCTCGCGTCGGATCTCGGTGCCGTCCTCTGTGCAGTAGTCGGGATCCATCTCGTAAATCTTACCGCTCTCACAATCACCCACCACATGCTTGCGCCAGATGTACTGATACCCGTTCGCGCGCCACCGACCAAGAGCCGCGCTCTCTCGGTAATGCCAGAACCCCGTGGTCAAGTCGTAGCACATCGTCAACGAAGTGAAGGACAGACAGTAAATAGTGTGCCCCTCCATGGCATAGACAAACGCAACGGCTGTCTGCGGGCTAGCCTGCGATTCTATGATGCGCGCAATGGCGGGGGGCGAAATGGAAACAGGCTGAAACCCGTTGGCCATGTAGACCTGGTGGTCGTGACCGAGCCAGAACAGCGTGTTGTCAGCAATGGCGACACTCTTCGAGGCGAGCAGGCCGACCTGTAAGAACCCGCCTTGGTTGCGCTCAAACGGGAACGCAACTGCCCCGGTGTTGTTGTAAAGCTCCGTCGTTCGTTGCTTGAAGACCCACAGCGTTCGGTGAAGAGACGCCATGCCCATGAGCGCATCGCCCTGGGAGTCGGCGGTGGTGAAGTCGGTCCAGCCCGTAGCCATGACACCGATGTCACTGATATAGAAGTCCTGCCAGCCACCCTTGGCGGCGAGGCCGTAGCCGTCTTGGTAGGCGACGCCCACGATGCCGGTGAGCGGGATCTCAGTGATGCCGGACGCGTCATCGGCTGCATAGAACGGGCCGGAGGTAGCGATGAGGACGGCTGTCTCCCCCGCCACCATGAGTACGTCACCGACCCCGCCTACCTCGCCGATGTCAGTGACAACGTAGCTCGAATCAACACGGTAAAGTCGGGTTCCCGACACCACCCAGAGCACATTCTGGATTCTGGCCATGCCGCGGCACGGCCCGTCGCCCACAGTGCAAAGTCGTCGGAGGCCTGGTGTAGGGTAGAGAGCGTAGGGGTACTTCGAGGTTCCGCCGCTCTTCTCAAGCATCCAGTTGACGAGCCGCTCAGCCGTCACGACCTTGGACCGAGCTTCGTAGCTCTGAGTCCAGAACGGTATGGGCTGAAGAGCGCCCATGGCTAAAAGTACGTGCCCTTGATCGAGATGTTGGGCTTGTCACTCTGCATCTGCGCGCGGAGTGTCTTGACTGCGTCTTCCCGAATGTCGAAGGGCAGCATCTTTCCAAAGGCGGGACCAGACTCAACAGCCACCCACTTCATGAGTGGCCATTGAGCCCATTCCGGTATCGCACTGAGCTGGAATGGTGCGATACCGTAAGTGCGGGCCTGGGCATACACAGAATCGATGACCGTTTGCACGAGGGCGTCATCATCGGCTGACACGGATTGACCGGCAGCTTTGACGCCAAGGTAGATCAACGCTTTTTCAGCAAGGTCTGTTTTTGCCCAGGTCGCCACAGCCTATCCCTATCCTTTCTTCTGGTCGCCCTTCGGGGCCGAGTGCACGACCTCTGGGAGCTTCTCCCACGAAAGCCGCGTAGTGACATTCTTCTTGCCAACTCCACAAAGCGCGTCGAGGCGCTTCGCAATGTCAGTACCGGCTAGAATCTCGACCGGCTTGCCCTTCTCGAAAACAACCTTCTTGTCGATGTCGAGTAGCGTCATGGACTTGTCGCGGGCGTCGACCTCTGCCTCAGTCTCCTTCTCGCGCATCTTGAGCCACTTCGCCTTGAGTGCACGCTTCTGGTCCTTCACGTCCTCATCGTCTTCCTTGTCGATGCGGTACTTCGAAGGTTGCCCGCGCGATTCTGGGGGCGTGATGCCCTTCAACAGCGCCGCCGTGATCGACTTCTTCTCTTCCTCTGTCAGACCCTTGTAGACGTACTGAGTCATTTCAACTCTCCTAAAATGGAGGAGGGCGCAGCCTCGTGTGAAGCTGCGCCCCGCTCCGGTTGGCTATTACACGTCGACCGTGCCGTCGACGAAGATGTTCATCATGCCCAACTGAACATCATTCCAGATCAACTTGTCAACAGACCGAATCTCAGCCACGCCCACGGCCTTGAGATTGCCGTAGTCGCGCTCATTGGTGATCGCATGGAGAGCTTCGCCCGTGACAACCGCGATGGCCTGGCCACCGAGCAAGAAGGCCGGGGCCACAACACAAGAGCTGTCACCGATGGCGCCCATGCTCGCGATCTCTGGGATCTCTTTGCAGATCACGCCGTCCCACATGATGTCGCCGTCTTTGAACAGCGGGTTGTCGTTGCCGCGGGTCTGGGCGCTCGTCTGGATGGTCACCAGCGAGCCCTTCAAATCGCGGAACGGAACCGAGCCCATGAGCAGAACGAACCACTCACCGCCGCCGTTGATCTTGACCGGGCGAATCGACGCGGCCTTCGCCATGCGCTTCGCCAAGCTGACAACAGCGTAGGTCATAGCGTCGGTGGTCGCCGTCACGGTGGCCAGAGCAGTCGCGAGCACGCCCGAGGACGTGTTCGACTTCAACACGCCGCAGAGAACGCGGTCGGTGTTGGCAACGAGCCAAGCGTTACGCTGGGCGGCGGTGCAGCTCGCGTAGGTCGTCTTGCCGTCGACATTCGTCACCAACATGGCGTTGATGAGGTCGGTGCGCAGCTTCTCCATCGCCCAGTCTTTCAACATCGGGCGGGCTTCATTGAGCAGCTCGATATGAGTCTTGAACTGCTCCATGTGACCGACGCGCACGCCTTGCCGCAGTTGGTCTACGGTCGCGGCGTACGAATAGTTGCCCAGCACGATTTCGTTGCCTTCTAGGGTGTTGTCACCCGTCACGCCCGCACCGCTCAACTTCGTGAGCAGCGGAACCTTGACGGTGGCGCCGGGGAGCTTGCCCAAGTCGTCGATTCGTTGAATCGGCGCGCTCGGGGTCTTGCCCATAAGCTCGCGCATCTGCATGTCGCGAACGTACTCGTAGTACAGCTTCTTGGAGTACTGGGTTACCTTGTTGTCCGCATGAACGACTACATCTGCCATGGCTGTTTCCTTTTGCGGTTAAAACGACTTGTCCTTGAACAGGTCGCCGACGTCAGGGTCTTTGGCCACTGAGCCGCCGCCACCAGAGCCGTTGGCTCCAGCAAGTGTGGGTGGAATTGAGCCGGCGTCAGAGAGTGCTAGCTCTTTGCGCGCCGCAGCCCGCTCCTCTTCCCGGATTTTCTTCCGCTCCGATTCGAGGTCGACCGACACCGCCGACGACTCGTGGCGCTTCACAAACTCATAGGCAAAGCGTGCCGGGTCGGGGTGATTGTTCGCTCGAACTTCGAGGCTGGGGTCATCCGCTGCCAGCTTCAAGAAAGCGTCTCTCTTCGCAGCCCAGTCCTGGTGCTCGCGGTCTACCGAAAAGACAGACCGCGCCCACCGGTCCTGTAGAACCGCTTGGGAGATGGCTTCTTGAATACGACTTTGGGTGAACCCTACGGGATCGGTCAAAAACCGGTTTTCGAGTTCCTGGGCTCTTTGCTTCTTCGCTGCTTCATCCTCTTGCGGGGGCTTCGCCGCCGCCTCAGCGCGACCTTTCCAGTAGGCTGCGTCCTGCTCCAACTTCTGCCGTTTCTGGCGCTCGTCGAGCATCGCGGCCTTGTACGCCGCGGTCTCCTTGGGCTCGTTCGACTCCGCGACCTTGGTGGCCTCTGCTGCGGGCTCAGCGGCAACGCTGGGCTCTGCCTTGGTCTCCGGTGCCGGCGACGAGGCCGGGGGCGGTGCTACAGGGGTCTCCACTATTTCGGTCGGTGGGTCAAAGTTCTCCAAGAATTTCTGTTCTGGCATTGTTTTCTCCTCGCCCGTGAGGTCGGCGGCACCACGATACGTAGCACTACACTACGTTGCCCTACACTACATCAGGTGTATTGCTGTCTGCAAGTTCTGTGTGCTACAACATCGTGGTCGGGTTGAAACCCAAAACAAGGAGATTTGTGATGAAGCGGTTGATTGTTCTGTGTTCAGTTCTCGGTTGTCTCGTTGCTGCTGGCGCAATCGCCGGCAAGACCCAAGTCGTGCAGGGCACGTTCCGCATGCTGACGAACGGCGCATTTGCCGGTCGCTCAGACGGCATCGGTCAGCGCGTCGTAGGCCACAGCCCCTACGCCATTGAGAACGGCACCAGCGCCGGCCCCATCGGCAAGGGTATGTACGACACCTTCGCCTACGGCGACGGAAAAGGCATCTTCTGTGAAGACCAGAGCGGCCTTGGCACCCCCGCAGGCAACACCGTCCTCGTACCGTACATCTGCACCTTCGGCAGCGGAATGAAGCTCATCGTCGAGCCCCTCGTCACCCAAGATCTCATGATCGACATGGACGCGACCTCACTCGACGTGGCCGCGGACCAGACCGACAACGATGGTCTCGCGATCATCGCGGGCGGCGTAGGCGGTTCGAGCGGCAAGCCGTTCGTCATCGGTGACGATCCGGCGTTCTATTTCTGCGTCACCCAGACCGTTGCCGACGCCAGCGGCATTGACAACAACATCGTCGGCTTCATGGAAGTGCAAACAGGCGAAGTATGGAACGCCGACTTCGAAGCACGCAACAGCTACGCAGGCATCGGTTGTCTCGGCACCGCAGCTAGCGGTCTCACTACCTGTGCCATCACGATCAAAGATGAGGACGACGGCGACACCGTGACGACCACGGACACGACCGACACCGCAACCGAGGCGGTGGCCTACAAGTACTGCACACACGTCAGCGCTGCGGGCGTTGCGACTTACACTGTGAACGGCGCCGCCCCGACCACCGTTGCCGCGTACACGTTCGATGATGGTGTGTCAGTTGTGCCGTACTACCAGTACTTGCACACGAACGACGTGGCGGGCGAGATCGCCCTTACCACCTGGGAAGTCGGTTACACCGAGTAGTCTCAGAAACAGCACACGGAGGGTATCGTCAAGACCGCCTATCGCCTACTGACCGTCTAAGCAACCTTGTTCCCGGCGCTCGCCGCATGGTCGAGCGCCTGGGCTTGGGTCTTCTGAGCCATCGGCCCGACCTTGAACTGAGCATCTGCCATGCGCTGCTGCGCGTGAGCCAGAGTGTCTTGGACCTCGGCCTTCTTCTTCTCGACTTCGGCCTGCATGAGCGCGACCTGAATCTTTTGGATCTCTTGTTGGATCGGGTCGGGCGGAGGAGCCTTAACCATTTCGCGTAAGGTCTTCTTGTTTCTGAGTTGTGACATCTCGACGATGACCTCGGGCGGGAACTTGACCATGCCGGTCGAGGCCAGCTCCGTGATCTTGTCAAACTCCTCCTGCTGCACCACCGCCGTCTCCGGAGACTCAGTGAGAATGATGTCGATGTCGAGGTTACCCACGTCGTTGTAGACGAGAGTCTCGTTCATGACCGGAGCACCCGCCAACATCTGCATGATGAGCTGGTTCATCATGCTCTGGAGAGCCTCTGGAGTCACCTGCTGCCCCGCCTGCTGCATGGCCATGGCCTGACCCTGCACCTGCTGCTGCGCAGCGGCTGTTGCCTGAGCCATAAGCTCGTCGGCCTGCACAGGCTGGATGCCCACCGACCGAATGGCCTCTGTGAGCGGAACTTGCTTCCTGAGAAGCTCTTGGAGCCGCTCCTTTCGTGTCATCTTGCGGTTCAGTGGCACGAAGCGGAAACCGACCCGCTCCTTGTCGTCACGCACCGACAACCAAGTCTCCTCAGTCACAAACTGTCGCACAAACCACACAATGGCCCGGTACGCTCGCCTCTGGAGGTCGCGCATCGACTCAAACATCGGCGCCAGCTCGCGCGCCGACGCTTCGGACCTCTGCTGCTCGGCCCGACCACTGCGGACCCGGTTGTCGCCGCTGATAACTGGGGCAGACGGCCCCACGGCGTCGATTTCGCTCTTCGCTTCGGCCAGCATCTGCACATGGGCCGCGGCAAGGTCGAGATTCTTCTCAACCTTGACCGCACCGTCGACCAACGCCTTGGGCCGCACGGTAATGTGCCCGTCCGGCTTCGCCACCTCTTGCAGCATGTGAACGGGATCGGCACAGGCGCCCGTGAACGACCCGTCCTCTTCCCAGACCTGGTTCTGGTTCAATAGGTGCATCGTCTTCGAGCGGGTCTTGTTGATGACCTCTTGCGGCGAGATCATGTTGCGAATCGGGCCGTAGGGGACCGAGGGCTCAGACGCCGTGCGCCGAGTGCGGAACGCCGCCGCGAGCATGAGCGGGCACCACGACGTGCCGTCCTCTTTCTTGAGCTTCACCCACTGCGGCTTGAGTGCAAACCCAGAACCACAGAGACTGGCCACGGCCCAGCGGCCCTTGACCTTGTAGTACATCTCGAAGATGCGAACGCGGGGCGGTTCGCGCTCAGACCACAGCTCGGGCTTGTCTTCGTAGGTTTCCTCGAGATCTTCACCCGGCTTCGACACCGCTTCGTAGAGCTTCTCAGCATCATAGACCTGATTCGCCTTCGCTTCGTCGAGGTCCATCCACAACACGATTCCGACCCATCGTGCGTCGGCGTAGTCGCGTCGCTTGGACATGTGGTCCCACACGATGCGGTCCCACTCGACGTGCCGACACACGAGATCAACGATTGTCGACCCGTCGCGCTCGGTCTTCTTCTCAACGGAGAAGTGAATGGCGCCCAGACCCTCAATGGCCATATTCTCAGTATAATCTGATCGGATACCCGCGAAGTTGATGTGATCCGCGTAGTACCGCAGCATGTCGGTCCACGCTTCGGACTCCGCATCATGGGCGCGGTTGCGGGGTTTCGTCTCGGGGTCAACCCGAGTTGCGATCTCAGTGCCGAGAATGAAGTTGATCTTGGGGGAGATGTGATTGAAGACGCACGGGGGTTGATTACGGGCCTCAAGCTCTTTCCGCTCGTCCGCCGTCCACTGCACGCCGTCGTAGTAGTCGCGGTCGCGCTCAGACAACAAGCGCCCGTCGCGGGTGGCAGTGACACTCGTCTCGAACAGCTTCTTTAAGCGCAGAAACTCTTCGTCGGTGCCTGGGGGTGCGTCTTCTACGAGGTCTTCCAACGACTTGTCGGCACTGCTCGGTGATGTTGCCACGGATCCACCTTCTTTTTCGGAACGATAGAGCCTACCACCGCAGGGTACGCTTCATCAATCGCCAAACACATAAGAGCCAGCACGTCGAAGTCGTCATCGTGCTTCACGGTGGGGAAGCCAACCACGACCTCAACCACCTCGTCGACCCAAGACTGCCCTTTCGGCCAAGTGATGCGGCCCATCGACGCCAACGCCTGAAGTGAGCGCGCACGAGCCGCTTTGTCCGCCACCGACGCAATCCACTCCATGTTGGTGTAGCAATTCCGCTCCAACATGCGCTTCGTAATAAAAGTTTCGAGAGAACGTCGGATAGGCCCCTTTTCTCCGAACCATGTTCGCGGTTTCCAGCGTAGGAGCATGTCGATGAGCGTGTCAATCCACACATCCGGAGATGTTCTGCCTCTCCACCAGTCGAGTACGTGAATCTTGTTCTCCGTGTCGACGCCAAAAACACCGTGAACCGTCCAGTCGGGGTCACGATTCTCGATTGCTTCAGTAACCGCAAAATCCGACGCCATGTAGACGTTCATCTTCCCGGGTTTTGCGTCGTATCGATGAGCCATCCACTCCCGTTTGATGAAAATGCCCTCTTCTGCGGTGGGCTTCTGCTGATACTGCGCTTTCCACTCGCGAAGACGACCGGCTGCGCTCAAATCTCGACGAAGTGCTGACAAAACCTCGTAGGAGTACATTTCCGGCCAGAGCGCTTTTTCATGATCTGTGCCCTCATCGCTGATTCCTTCAAGATTTAGCACCGTCCAGTACTTTCCTTCGGTTTCGCGCAATCGACCGGCGAGGTCGTCTTCATGCCAGCGAGTACACATGACCAATTGGCAGGCATTCCTCATAAGGCGGGTGCGGAAAACACCGTGGTACCACTCCCAGATCACCTGACGAGTGCGCGGAGAGTCCGCATCTGCTCGTCCCTTGAGGGGGTCATCGCAGATGGCGAGATGGGCTCCTCTTCCGGTCGCCGCACCACCAATCCCGACCGCAACAAAGATCCCGCCCGCCGTGGTTTCCCAACGGCCAGCCGCCGTCGTGTCTGCAGCAAGGACGACATCGGGAAAGAGCGCATGAAAGTAAGGATCTCGCATGATATTTCGGACGCTTCGGGATAGGTCTTCTGCAATTTCATCGCCGTAACTCGTCAGCAGTATCTGGTTTTCAGGATGCCGACCAAAATACCACGCCGGGAATCGACGTGACGCCAGCTCCGACTTAGAATGCCGTGGAGGAGCGTGAATCATGAGCCGCTCGATGTCGCGCCGCTCAAGAGCTTCAAGATGTTCGCAGATAATCTTGTGGTGTGCTCCGGTCTGCCACTGCGGGTGAGTGTACTCCGCGAAACTGACGACGGACTGGCGAGATTTTCTGCGCTTTATGATTTCCGCTGCCGCTTCTTCAGCGGTCAAGCCCTTCGGACGACCGATCTTTTGGCCGGGGAAGGGCACTACTGACCCATAAGCTTCTTCAGTGCCTTCGGGTCTTTCTGAACATCGTCTTTGGTCTCTGCCTTCTTCTGCTCGCGCCAGGCCTTTACCTGCTCACCCAACCACGCATCATCCTCGGGGGAGAGTTGACCCAGAGGAATCTGCATGCCCTTGAGCGGGGCCTCTCTCTGCTGCGCGGGCGTAAGTTTTCCCATGATGGCGGGGGGAATATCTGCACGGTTCAGCCACACAGACTTTCCGTCAGGCGTTACGTGAGACGGTTGTACGCCGAAGCGTGCGCGGTCGTAGTCAAGAACCATGAACTTCGTCCAGTCCACACTGCCAGCACCCGCGTCGGTCGGGGCGGACGGAGCCGGCGCCGCTTGTGCTTCGGCCATTCTCGACTTGAGCGCCGCAAGTTGTTGCGAAACCTGCACCGGGCGGGGCGGAACCATACTGATACCCATCTTCCGCAGCAGAATCTTCTCGCCCGTCGACAGACTCTTCGCGTCCACTCCCGGAATGCCGAACTTGTCCACCACATCTGGTGGGAAGGCAATGTATGACCGCGCAGAAGTGTTCGATGTTGTGGCCTTCGCCACCAAACCGGCCAGCAAATCAGGCTCAGCGACGGAGTAGCCCGCGCCCATCGCAGTTTCGTCAGGACCTTGTGGACCCAGAACTGACATGTTTCGTCTGAGGTCTTCGGCGCTCATGGCGTGTAGTCCGTATCAGGTGACGAGGGGTCAGTAAAGGCGAGCTTCCTGTGGAGGGTGCGGGTGGGCTTTGCGGAGTAGAGGGCCTCCAAAGCTACGTTTTCCGTGTCTGGGTAGGCTTTCACAGAAGTAGCGATCTGATCGTCGTCTTCCGCGGCAAGGTCGTCTACAAGTATGCCCTCGTACAACTGCGTGCCTGTGTTGTAGCTTATCGCCTCCACGTCAAACACACCGCCCGCATAACCCACAATCGTCGCGTACTCTATGTCAATGTTGCTCAGGGTGTCTCCACCCAAAATAAACTGAAGTGTCACCGCGCCGCCCGCAGAAGCGCCGAGCCCTGTATCAGACACCACAATCACAGAGTAGGCCCCAACAGGAGTAGACTGCACGGAAAGGTACATCGTGTATAACGAGGCGATGTACGCCGCGAAGTCCAACACGACTTGGAGGACCGCGGAGCCAGCACCTGTGTGGGTGAAGGAGACAACACCCGCGCTGATCGAGGGCGTTCCGAGCGTGACACCTGTGACACCCTCGAACGCAGCGGAGGAGATGGCTTGGTTTGTCTCAAGCTCGTCGGTGAAGTCCACAGCGTCGAGGTCGGCGTCATCTTCGTTCACGTACTTCGTGAAGATTCCTTCGACGTCGTGCCAGAGATTGCGGAGGGTTCGTGTGACGAGAGTCATGCTTGGCTCATCTTGTTATTGGCAAACCACTCTCTCATTTCTCCTGGGGAAACACAACGAATGCCGTAGTCATCGCGGAGGGCTGTGGTGATGCGGAGGAGG